CCATCAATTCTAATTTTATCACCTACATTGTGTTTAGCACCGCCGTTAACAATGTCTATTTTTAAAACTCCGCCACTTGTATTAACTCTATAAAGTGAAGGACTTCCAACTTCTGGATAAGTTTTTGCACCTTTAGCGCAAGTATAATTTAATCCCCATACTCTAACTTTATTACCTACTGATAATCCGTGTGTTGGAGTTGTGATTGTTATAATTCCTGTACTATGATTATAAACACCATTTGATACTGCTAATGTATTGTCGTCAGCTTTTCTAATTGTACCACCACTAACATAAGTGTGTGCATATGTTGATGTTCCTAATTGAATTTCAAACGTTGTTGTACTTGGTACTGCTGTAATTGTTAATTCTTTTGAAGCATACCCTTGAACTTCATCATATAAATTTTGTGTTCCACCTGTACCACCAGTTACATTTTCATATTCTCTAATTGAATTTGATTTTGCGTGTGTACAAGCATACGCCAATGTTTTATAAGGCAATGCTTCTGTTCCTGGTCCACCGTCTGTTCCTGAAGGAGCAACCCATAAAACGTTTTTACCTGAAATTCCACTCCATAAAATATCATCTCCATCATTAGTTAATACACCACCTGGAAGTCCGAGAGGTAATCTTGCAACACCACCACCATCTTGAACAATCATATCTCCGATTGATGTCATTACAGCAGCAGTATCTCCTTGAGCAATTGCTTGCCAAGTAGTTGCGTCTGATCCTGGTTCTACATTTAGAACTTGGTCTTTTAAATTAACATATGAGTTTGAAGCAAATCTTACTGTATCGCCAATAGTGTATGTTGTAACAGCACTATAGTTACCTTGCCATTTAAATCCTTCTACAACACCTTTCCAATAAGTTGAATTAACAGCACCACTTGCTTGTGATGGTCTTTGATTTTGTGCGTCTAATATACAGACATAAGAATTACCACCATACTGAACTGTATCACCAGTTTTGTATAATGTTCCGTGGACATAAAGTCCAGTTGCATTGAAACCTGTTGTTATTACATCCCAATAAGAATTGTCGGCAGGAGTTTGTCCTGTAGATTCTTCAGCATTAATATATGCATAAGAATATCCACCATAAGTTACTACATCTCCTTTTGAGTAAAGAGTTGAAGCATTATAAGAATCTTCAAATTGTAAACCTTCTGAATAAACAGAAAAGTTTGCTTGAGCGAAATCTGATTGATTAGCACCTGAAGTATGAGCAGTTGTACATCTATATTGGTATGAACCAAATTTTACAACGTCATCTAATTTGTAAAATGTGTTAACTTGAAAGTCGCCTTTAAATGCTAAACCTTCACTAAATAAAGTAAATTTTGTTAAGTCTATATTTGGATCACCACCAGCTGCTGATGTGTATTCAGTTGTACATCTATATTGTCTTCCACCGTATTTAACTATATCATTTAATTTGTATTGAGTTGAAGAAGCATAATCACCTGTAAAGTTAATACTATCTACAAATTGTTCAAATTTTGCAGAGTCTAAAACTAAACTTGCTGATGTGTGAGCTGTTGTACAACGGTACTGTTTACCACCATAACTAACTAGGTCGTTTAATTTGTACCAAGTTGCATTGGCATAAGCACCTTTGAAATAAACTGATTCGCCGTGTACTTGCCAGTAATCTGTATATGTTCCAGGACTTGTATAAAAATCTGTTTCGGCTGCTGGTGATACGTGGTTTTGAATACACACATAAGTATTACCACCATATTTTGCTATATCATCAAGTGAGTAAGTGGTGCTTGCTTGCCAATCACCTCTCCATTTAAATTTTATTCGTCCTAGTTTGAAATCTGCCATTTTCTCTCTTTTTCCCTAATATTTATACATTTTAAACAGCACTTTGGTATGTTGTTGTAGCTACACTTGCCGTTGTGCTTTCAAAAGTTTCAAAGTCGTCTGTTGTTTCTGCTGACCTTGTAACTCCCTTTTTACTTCTTTTAACTAAATCTCCACTAGTACTATTTATAAGAAAACTAGTTGTAGTATCGTCTGAATAATTAATTTGTTGAAACTTATCGCTGTCATTATTGTAGTATCTTCTCTTAACTACACCAACCACAATACTAGCACTAGCACTAGGAATTAGTACAAAATTTATCTGATTACCATTTGATAAAGACCAGTCTGAATAAGGTTGTTGTTTAACACCATCTAAAAATAATGCTAGTCTTGTTTCGTTTAATACTGGATTTGAGATAGTAAATGCTTTAGTTGAACCATCACCTGTGAAATATTGAACATTTAACATTTCTAATCTTTCTTCAACGTAATCTGTTTGGTCTCTTCCAACAGCATCTGATTTTCCATCTTCAAAATATTTTGATACTTCAATTGCGTCATTGCTTTGGTTAGGATTTACAGAAGTTAGGTATAACATACCTTCCTTTGTACGTCTTATTCCATTGAATTGTTTTAAGTATTTTATTCCTGTTGTTCCTGGTACTAAATAAGCCATTGATTCTCTCTAATTTTTAATATTTATTTTTCTCATTTTTTCTATTCTGTCATTGCCAAAATACTAGCAAACGCCTCCACATCAACAGAAGTTGAATCAGGAGAAGGTTCAGCAGTTACTCTTAATATATCATTGTTTTCTAAATTTATCGGTTTATCTAGTGTCAATGTGTTACCCACAGGAACCTCTAAATTTTTAGCAACAAATACAAAATTTGTTGGATTAGTATTTGTATTTTTTGCACCATCTATTGTAACTTTTACATTAACTCTTGCTATACTATATTCACTTCTATTTGAAATGAATAATGCGTGAATTACTGCTTTTTCAGTATTAGAAGCTTGGTACATATCACCTGTTGAATCATCTACTACTGGAACTGTTATTCCTGAATTCTTAAATATACTTGCCATAATTTATCCTACGAACCAAATACTACAGAATATGCTAAAGCGTCATCTTGCGTACCAAGAGTACCTGAAGCGTTAGGTAATTTTAATTGATTGTCTGCTGTTGGTTCATCTATTGTTAAAGTAGTTTCAAAAGCGTCTTCTAAATTACCTTCAAAAATAAAATTTGCACCGTTCATAGTGATTGTTCTATCTGTAATTGAACCGTTAGCAGTTACGTCTTGCAAAGTAATTGATCCTGCACCACCTAACTCTTTAATTTGTCCAACAGATGTTTTTGTATAGAACTTACCATCTTGAATATTCATTGCCAACTCACCGATATCCATATTACTTGCTGATGGAATACGAGTTGCTACTTCTGAACGATATGGTTTAATTTTTGTTGCCATTATTTTTTCCTGTTTATTCTAGCTCTAAATTTAATTTTGTTAATTAGTTTTGATTTTGTTAATCGTCTATCTAATTCAATTCCTATTTTTCTACCAATTTTCTCTAATTCTTTTTTAGTTTTAGATTTTAAATCTTTAACTGTAACTACAGTAGTCTTTGTTTTAACTGGGTCGTAAGAACTAACTGTTTTATTAATTAATCTTTTGATCCAACCAAACATTAAAAAGTTCCTCCGTCAACTATTGAAACTTCTACATCACCTGATGTAACTGTAAAGTTGTCAGAAGAAAAAGAAGCAACACCAATGTTTGATGTACTTGCTAATTCACCAACAATTTGTAATTTATTTCCATTTGCAATAGTATTGATTCCCTCACCTGCCATAAATTCTAAAGTTCCTTCTAAAGATACTTGACCTTGTGTTGAAGTTTCATCTTTAAAATATATTACAGGATTAGATATTTTTGAAGTTGTGATTGTATTGTTTGCAATCATAGAATCTTGTATACCTAATGCTTTAACTCTTAATTGGTCACCTGCAACTTCAATTGAACTATTGTCAGGATTTGTATCTATTGTATTACCGTCTTTAACTAATCCTGCACCTGCAGTAATTTGACCTGCACCAGAAAATTGTGCTACATCTAAATCAGTTGTTCCAAATGTTGGAGCACCTGTGTGTGTAAATGTATAACCGTTATTTGCATTTAAACTTCCTTCTTCAACGAATACGAAAGCACCACCAGATAATTCTGCTGGTTGGTCTTCTGGAGTTGCTCTTGTTAATACAAAAGCAGTTGATCCATCACCAACAGTTGTAACTACGTATATACCGTTTTCAGAAGCAGTAGTTTGATTTTTAACTAAAACTCTATCTGCAACACTTGTTGTTATTCCATCAAGTGATAATGCACCGTTTGATGTAGCAGTTAAAGTTGCACCAACACCAGCAGTACCGTTGTTATAAGTTGCTGATAAGTCAGCAGTTGTACCAACTCTACAAGATGGTTTAGTATCTAACCCTTGAGCAACTTGGTCAACGTATGCTTTGTTAGCAAGTGATTGATTTTGAAATCCTGCTCTATCTTCATAACCACTTGGTACTATAATTGTACCTGTTCCGTGTGGCGTCATATGAATATCTTTATTAGCAGCTGTTGTTGTAATTGCTTGACCGTTAATTGTAATGTCATCAATTACTAAAGAAGTTAATCCTGCTAAATCTGTTTCTGTTGCACCTAAAGTTAATGTAGATGATCCTAATGTTGTTGCTGGATTTTCTAAATTAGCATTTGAAATAGCGGCAGTACCAGATAAGTTAGCATTTGTTAATGCTGTTGCTTGAATTTCTACATTGTTATCAGTTACAACTGTATTCATTCCTGAACCACCTGCAAAAGTTAATGTTTCAGCAGTATTGTAAGTATCTGTTCCAGTATCACCTGCTAAATCTATAAATTGATTAACAGTTGAGAAAGATAAATTTCCACCACCGTCAGTTTTCATAAACTGACCAGCAGAACCATCTCCGTCTGGTAATGTAAATGTTGTTGTTGTAGTTACGTTGTTAGGTGCTTTAAGACCTATAAATGATGAACCGTTATTTGTTGCTTCATTAAATTTTACTTGTCCGCCTGCACTCGCATTATTACCTACAATGAATTCGTCTATTGCTTTATTTGAATCTATTAAAACAGCACCATTTGCTGTTAATGTACCAGCAACGTGGTCTAACATATCTGTAAAATACTGACCTCCAATTACTGAAATATTATTTGCGTCACCGTTACCGTCAACTCCACCTTCCCCTATAAAGATTCTATCTCCTAGGTTTGCTTGAGAACCTGTTCCATAAGTATATGCTAATTCACCTAATTTTAATGTTGCTGGTGCTGATGTTGCTGAACTTCTTTTTATCTGTATTACTGTTGCCATATGCTATTTTTTAAAAACTCCCACAGTTAAATAATAGTGTACCTGTTGTTGTAACTATTTCTGTTCGTGTTACAAATTTGCCATCGCTTGCTCTATATTGAATCATTGAACCATCTTCTAAAGTTGTAGTATCAACATCTCCTAATAAAGCTAATTTTAATTGGGTGTTTTGAGCGGCCTGACCTGATGGTAAAGTTACCGAAACGGCTTGTGGACCAGATTGTGTATTTACATTTATTTTTGCTGTAATATCAGGCATTCTCTCTCCCTTTTATCTTATATTTATAACAAAGAGAAGTTGATTTAAGTAGTAACTTGAGGTCTTACAGTAATTAATCCTTCAATAACTCGGGTTACTTCTGAACCCTTTGTTATTTCAAGGTCGTAAACATATCTTTCAGCGTCAAGAGCTGCTGTTTGAGCAGACGTTAATGATAAGGTAACCGTGCCTGTAGCAGGATTACTTGGTAATGTAGTGGTGATTGTCGTCCTTGTTCGTGTGGAAGCAAAGCCCTTTGCCATCTTAGCTTGTGCCGTATAACCAGTTAGGTCAAACGGTTGAGCATTAGCGTCCTTTACAGTTACGTCGGAAGTAAAGGTTGCGCCTTGGTCTATCGTTAGGTTAGCTATAGCTGCCATTTATTTTTTCTCGGATTCTGGTACTTCTTTTTTAATCAACTTGACTATTTTTTCGTTATAATGCTTGGTTAAAACATCTATTTTTTCAATCTCAATTAAATGTCTAGTCTTGCTTACTTGAATTTCTTGTCTTACTGCTATGTAATTTTGTAATTCAGGACTAAACTTTTGTTCATCATACTCTTTTCCGTCAATTGTTATCATACAATATCTCCATTTAATTTATTCATAATACTATTTATAATACTAACTTTGGTATTGAGTGTTAAATTTCTCTATTTTTTCCAATGCGTGTTTGTTAAATTTATACCCCATTTCCTTACCAACCTCAAACACCTTTAAAAAT